GATGTCAGTCATGGCTTTCTCCTTTGATCTCTGCGATCTCTTCGATGAAGTCAGATATCTCCTCATACAACGTTGAGCTGAGATCGCGTTTCTCCTTAACTAAGGATTTTCCAAGCAGACCTACCGCCTTCGTCAGCTTGGCTTCGAGGGCTTCGATGCGGTCGGCGGCGGCAAGGCGGGTTTCCCAGATCGGGTCTTGCCATTCGTATGACTGACTTTCTCGCAGCCGTGCGATCAGTTCTGCGTTACTCATGTCTCTCTCCTTTGATCTCTGCGAGGGTGGCGAGGGCTACATCTCCGTCTCCATACATTGCACACCACTGCAAAGCCTCCACAGCCTTCGCCAGCTTGGCTTCAAGGTCAGCCACGGTATTGTCCATCACGGCCTGCGCCATGCGGCAGGTGTTCAGCTCCTTCTCCACCTCCTCCGCATAAGCCTCGGCCTCTTCGGCGTCCTTCCGTGCGGCTGAGAGTTGTTCGGTGAGGGCTTTGATGCGGCTGGCCACAATCTTCACGGCTTCGGCGCTGTCACACTCGCAATAAGGGTCTTTAAGCCCCCGGTCCCTGTAAGCTTCGTCGCAGCGGCACCTTACAACATCTTGCAACTCGGCCATTGCCAGCGTCAGTTCTTCGTCACTCATGGCTCTCTCCTTTGATCTCTGCGAGGGTGGCGAGGGCGATGTCGCGCATATCTTTGAATGCTTCTTCCACCTCATAGTCTTCGCCCCAGATCATTTGCTCATCGCGCTTAGCAATGGCGAGCAGCCCAGCTTCCGCCTTCGCCAGCTTGGCTTCGAGGTCACGCACAGCCTGCGTCCCGATCTTGTCACACTCAGCATAGGCGTCCCGGTATTTCTCACAGGTTGCCAGCTTGTCGTTAGCCTCGATCAGGGCAACGTGCATCTCGCCGTAGGTGTTGTTCGCATCGGCCAGCTTGAAGGCATAGTCATCCCTCTCCTTCTCCGCCTCGGCAATCCCGTTCTCCATCACGACCTGAGCCATGCGGCAGGTTTTGAGGTCACGCTCCAACTCCTCCGCATAAGCCTCGGCCTCCTTGGCGTCAGCACGGGCGGCTTCGAGTTGCTCGGTCAAGGCTTCGATGCGGTCGGCGGCGGCAACGTCGTCATCCCACGTCGCACCTTCTCGCAGCCGTGCAATCAGTTCTGCGTCAGTCATGTCTTGCTTCCCTCTTGCTTCAGGTCTGAGATGGTGGCGCGCCATTCCTTAACCACGCCGGGGATGTAGTAATTTCCCTCAATCGACTTCGCCATTTTGTTGCCGATCCCCAGCGCCTTCGCCAGCTTGTCAGTCAGAGCCTCGATGCGGGCGGCGGATTTGCGGCACCAATCGCAAGCCATTTCTTTGGTCGCATGTACTGGATAGCCGCAAGCGCCACAGCATGTTTGGTCACTCATGGCTCTCTCCTTTGATCAACGCGCTGTCAGCTTCTGCCAGTGTTTCTGCTAAATCGCGAACAGGAATGCCGCGCAAAATTCTTTCTGGGATAGGGCGAATGCGGTTTAGTGCAGACCGAAGCGCATCCCGCTCCTTGGTGAGGGCTTCGATGCGGTCGGCAAGATCACCATAAAGCGCACCTGTGGACATTCGGTCATCACGCTGAGCAAGTCGTGCCATCTTCACCAGTTCTTCGTCAGTCATTTCCGTGGCCTCCGCTGCTTGCTGTCTTTCCAATCCACTGTCCCGATCTGCACGATGCCGGGGAAGTCGTCGATGCGGCGAACATCGGTTGGAAGGCGATACATCCAGTGTCCCCCACAGGTTGTTGCCTCAACGTCGCTGCAATGCACCTTACCGCTTTCATCCCTCGCCACCCACTCAACCCAATCAGGCAGTCGATCCCATGCGATCACGTCTTGGGTCTTGGGCAGGGGGACGGTGCGGTAGATATGATCTTCAAGCCAGCTTGGTCGGGTCACAGTCCACACCGAGGCCGCGCTGTAATACTCAATAACCCCACCCGCCTTCTCATGCTCATGCAGCGCAGCCTTTTCCTCGTCAGTCAGCAGGCCATACGGCACTCGGTTGTTGGTCATGTCGATCATTTCACACAGCTCCCCTCAACCCATTGCTTGCCTGCGTCGATGCACTGTTCGTAGCGCACCTGACTTTTCTCCGTCTCATCGAAGATCACCTGACCCAGCCCGTAGATGAAGAACGCAAGGCAGGCGATGCCCGCCAGCGGCACGATGTTGTCCCAAAAGTCTCTCATTTCCGCCCCCTCGCCCAAGCCAGCCGCGAGATGCTGTTGGACAGAGCATCCAGATCTGCCACCGTCATGTCGCGGTTGTCTAAGATGGCCATGAAGATTGTGTCTGCAAACTTCTTGCTGGGAAGCACCTGTGCGCCCTTGAGAATGGCCAAGACCGCCTCGGCCTGCACATCTCGCACTGGCATGGTTTCTGGTTTCTTGCGGAAAAACATCATGCGTCCTCCTCCGGGAAGTCAAAGCAGGTGAGCCGCACCAACTGTCCCGACGCTGCCAACTCAGACAGCTTGGCGGAAATCTTGGCGTCGGCCATGTTCAGCGATGTCGCGATTTCCTCGACCGTGCCACGGCCATCGCTTTCGATCAGGTCCAAGATCATCTCGGCCAGTGCGTCTTCTTGCGGCGCAGGTGCTGCATCCAAGATGCTCACCGCCAGCCAAGGCGTGCGGTCGGGCCGGGTCATGTTCGGCACCACGATGGCCTGCACCTTCTGTCCGACACGCACGCCCTTGTTGAGCATGACCTTCGACGGGATGAATACGTTCTCGTTGTTCTCGGTCAGCGCGAAGGCACTGCCAGTGGCCAGTTGGTTAGTTAGTAGGATTGTTTGCTGCATTGTTCTCTTCCAGTTGCTTGAGTTGGTCTTCGGCATCGCGGATGTAAAAAGCCAAAACCGTGGTCTCCTGTGACAGCCACGATGGCCTGACGCCGCTCCCATATCTCTTCTCCAGATCGTCCATCTGGGCCTGCTTGTGGGCGATATACTCGCGGAGTTTGTCTGCTTCGGTCATCAGTAGATCCCCAGCCTGTCTAGTGCGAAGTATGATTGCTTGTAGTGCTTTATGAGGCGATTAACGCTGGCGATCCTTGAAGTTACCTGCGGGGTCGGCGCAGTGTCATTGACGATGGTCAGTGTCTCAAGATAATCCCACAGGGCGGTCAGGACGATATGTGTGTCGTCGGCACCGAGCTTTACGGCCATCAGATCCACCCCATCCCGAGGCCCAACATGAAGCCAGCGTACAGCAGGCCGAAGAGGCAGAAGATGCCGATCAGGTCGGCAAGAACGTCTCTGATACGCATTATTTGATTTCCTTGTTGGCGTTGATGGCAGATGTCAGGCGCTGGCGCAGTTCAATGCGGCGCAGGTTGTGCAGCATCTCACTGAGGTCGTGATAATCTGGCTGGTCGTGCGTGCTGTAGTCCATGTCGCGGTCGATGCAATCCAGCGCGGTCTCGGCCTGCTCCAGCGTGATGGTGATGGTGATGTTGGTCATGCTAGTCTCCTATTAAAACGGCGGATCTTCGCCGGGGTAAGTTGGTTTCCACTGGGGCGGCGCGTAGGCTGCGGGCTGTGGGGCGGGCTTCGGCGGGTCCTGCCGGGGGATGATCCCCAGCAGGTTGAGGTGGTCGGAGAGGGTCACTTGATATTATCCCACGCAGATTTGTGCTTGCCGCCCTGCCAGCCGTGCCCGGTAGACGTGTCGCTGACGCGCACAGTCGCCCAGCCATGCTCGTTCCACTCGGTTAGGCGCTCATATGTGGCAACGCCTGCAAAGCCCCAGCTATCACGGGTCTCGCGGGTTTTGGTTTCCAGTGCGGTCATCTTGGTCATCCTGTTTGCTAGTTCGTGCCACCACTTATAAACCCTGATTTGCAGCGTGCAAGAAAATAAATACACTTGACGCTAATTATTTTAGCCTCTAGGTCTGGTGGCACCGAAACACAGGAGAGCGCCAATGATGGCCCAACGACAAATCAGGGACTGGTGCGCCAAGGACGGGCGCAAGCTGGGCTGGATCGCCCAGCAGATCCCCGTGGCATCGTCCAGCTTCAGCCGTTGGATGACGGGGAGGTTCGTGCCGTCGGCAGTCTACCGCCACCGCATCGCCGACATCACGGGCATTGAGGATTTGCGGTTTGAGGAAGAGTGGGTGTCCAAGTGAACCGGGCAAAAATCTTGGACACGGCCAAAGAGTTCATCATGGTTGACCGCGCGGCGACGCACGGGTCCGCCGAGGACAACTTCGGCCTGATTGCGGCGTACTGGTCAGCCCACTTGAACCGCAACATCCGCCCGCACGACGTGGCGGTGATGATGACCCTGTTGAAGCTGGCGCGGGCCAAGTCGAACCCGAAGCATGCGGACAACTGGATCGACGGCTGCGGGTATCTGGCGCTTGGCGGTGAAGCCGCAGGGGAGGAAGTATGACCCTGATCCTCGGCATCGACCCCGGCAAGAGCGGAGCCTTTGCGTTGTTGAACACCGACGACATGCAGGTCACGACCTATGACATGCCCGGCACGCTGGAAGATAAGCGCGCCCTGATCTCGGACATCGGCAGGGTTAAGTGCTGCTGGCTGGAGCGGCCCTTTTTCCCGAGAATGATCGGGATCAAGAACGCGGTCACCATCGCCGTCGCCTACGGTGAACTGAAGGCCTGCCTGTTCTTCGCGGGCGTGCCAACCTTTGAGGTGGATCCGTCCGCGTGGAAGAAGACCATGCGGCTATCGACCGACAAGAACGCCAGCCGCGCGCTGGCCAGCCAATACTTCCCCGACGCCTCCGACCAGTGGGCGCGGGTGAAGGACGACGGCCGGGCCGAGGCTGCACTCATCGCGCTTTACGGAAAGGGAAAGCAATGATCCGCGACATGCCAAACGGCGAGTATCACTCGCACCCCAACATCAGTTCCAGCGACGTCAAGCTGGTGGCCGCCAAGTCGCTGGCACATTGGAAGGCCAAGGTCTACAAGCCGTCGGCAGCCTTCGCCTTGGGCAGCGCCGTCCACGCGCTGGTGCTGGAGCCTGAGAAGAACCTTGTCCTGCGCGGCCCCGAGGATCGCCGTGGCAACAAGTGGAAGGACGCCCAGCTTGCCGCCGATCTGGAGGGCAAGATCCTGCTGACCGAGGCGGACTACGATCTGGCCGAGAAGATCGCCGAGGAGACACGCGCACACCCAGTCGTGGCTCGTTACCTTATCGACCCGTCCTTCGTCGCCGAGGCCAGCTTCTTCGCCACCGACCCTATCACCGGGGCGAACATCAAGTGCCGCCCGGACGGCTACCTGCAATCGTCGGGCGTCGTGTTCGACATCAAGACGACCCGCGACGCCAGCCCGGCCAACTTCCCGCGCGAGATCCGCAACTACAACTACGACATGCAGGCCGCATTCTACCTGCGCTGCATGCGCGCGGCCGGGTTCGAGGCGAGATCCTTCATCTTCGTGGCCGTCGAGAAGGAAGCCCCGCACGCGGTGTGCCTGCACCAGCTCGACGAGGATTACCTCGCCGTCGCCGACATGCGCGTGACGGAGGCATTGTCAGCCATCTCTCGGGCGGAGCAATTTGACGACTTCACAACCGGCTGGCCCTTGATTAACGATATCCCCCTGCCCCGGTGGCAGGTGGCTCAACCCGAGGACGATGTGTTCGACGAACAGATCGACTTTTAACCCACGCCACAGAGGAGAAAACCAATGGCGACTGAAGATTTCCTGAAGGTGCTTGCGAAGGGCACCCTGCAGTACCCGAAGCTGAACCAGACCTACCGCTACAACACGGCCGAGAAGAAGTCGGAGCCGTGCGCGCCGACGGCATCCAACGCCGCGTGGTCGGTGGTCATTGAGATGACCAAGGAGGAGGCTCGGCCGATCTATGAGGCCCTGCGCGGCCACTATGAGGCGTCCAAGGCCCGCAGCCCGAAGCTGCCGCCGTTTGCCAAGGTCTTCGGCATGAAGAAGCTGAAGGATGAGCAGGGCAACGAGACTGGCATGGTCCAATTTACGGCCAAGCGCAACGGCACCAAGAGCGACGGATCGGCCAACAACTTCCCGCTGGTGATCGACGGGCAGTTGCAGCCGCTGGCTGACCTGAGCATCTGGGGCGGCTCCAAGGGCGTCGTGCGTGCGTGGGCTGTGGCCGTGGTAGACCCGGAAGGCGCGGGCGGCATCAGCCTCTTGCTGGACGCCGTGCAGGTCACCGAGGCTGTCTACGGCGGCAACGGGCTGGACGATTTCGAGAAGGTCGAGAGCAAGGCGGACCCGTTTGAAAAGGTCGGCCTGCCCGACGAGAAGCGGCAGGCCATCGCGAGGGATCTGGACGACGAGATCCCGTTCTAAAAATGAAAGGCCCCGGCGCGGGAGATACACGCCGGGGCCTAATAAAAACGGAACCGAGAGGAGCTAGTTCCATGCCTTTTATACAGCCCAAAGCAATCCAGATCAAGGATGCTGCATATGTCTGACGTGCGCTTCCTGACAGCACCCGGCTCCTTCTTCACGCTTATCGACAAGCCCGGCGAACAGTACCCCGGCATCTCTTGGACCGACATCGTCAAGCTGGTGCGGAACCCGCAGGCCAAGGAAAAGCGGGACGCGGACTTCTTCATCCCCTCCACCTACCGGGCGCACGACGGCCGCGCGCATGAGGCACAGAGGGAGCGTGGCGCGTACCGTGCGCTGGCCATCGACATCGACCGTGGCAACCCATCCCTAGACGACGTGCAGGAGGCCGTGCAGGCCGTGTGCGGCGATGTTGGCGTGCTGGTCTACTCATCCTCCGGCGCGACCCCGGAGAACCGCAAATGGCGTGCCGTCGTGCCGCTGGCAGGCGTCCTGACCGGGGCAGAGTATGAGGATGTGCAGGCATCCTTCTTTGATCTCTTGCACGCGCACGGCGTACACCCCGACGGCGCGCTGGCACGCTGCGGGCAGCCGATCTATTTGCCCAACGTGCCGCTGGACAAGCGCAACCCCGACCTGACCCCGGTCTTCTACGAACACCGCGTCCTGCGCGGCAAGCCGCTGCGCTTGGACGACGGCAGCCCGATCATGCAGGAGTTGACCCGCAAGGCCGAGCAGCGCCGACTGGCCGCCGAGCAGGCCGAGAAATCGCGAGCAGAGCGTGAGCGCCAGCGTGCAGAGCGTCGGCTCAAGTTCCCGGACGACATCAGCCCGGTGGACGCCTTCAACGAGGCGCACAGCATCGAAGACCTGATGCTGCGCTACCAGTATACCCGGCAGGGATCCTCGGCCCACTTCCGCTCGCGTTATCAGACCAGCCCGAGCTTCGCGACGGAGAACTTCGGCACGCACTGGGTAAGCCTGTCGGGATCCGACGCGGCGGCAGGCCTCGGGCGGCCGAAGTCCATCGGCGAGCATTCCTACTGCTGGGGTGATGCCTTTGACCTGCTGGTGCATTATGAGCATCAGGGCGACTTTGACGCCGCCGTGCGCGCCTACGGTGCCGAGATCAGCCCGGCCAAGGCAGCCGCCAACGAGGTGCCAGAGAACGGGCTGGACGATTTCGAGTATATACCGCCGACAGATACATTCCCCGCCCCCGACGAGCTTGACGACATCCCCGACCCGCCGATGGACGCGCCCAAGTCGCCGACCAACTGGCCGACCGTGTTCGACAGCTTCGACGAGGCGTCCATCCCGGTGCGCCGCTGGATCTACGGCACGGCCTACCTGCGGAAGTTTGTCAGCATGCTCGCCAGCGCGGGCGGCGTCGGCAAGACGTCTCAGCAGATCGCGGAAGGCATCGCCGTGGCCACTGGCCGGGAGCTTCTGGGCGAGCCGATCTATGAGACCTGCAACGTCTGGTTCATCAACTTGGAGGATCCGCTGGACGAGATGCACCGCCGCATTCTCGCCACAATGAAGCAATACGGCATAAAACCTGACGAAGTGCGCGGAAAAATATACCTAGACGCGGGCCGAGACTTTAGCCTGAAATTCGGAACGCAGACCAAGGACGGCCTGATCCCGAACACGGCTCTCATCGAATACATGGCCGCGAAGATCCGTGAGAAGAACATCGGGCTGGTCTACATCGATCCATTCGTGGGCTGCCATAACGCCAATGAGAACGACAACATGGCCATGAACGCGGTGGTGGCCGAGATCAGACGCATCGCCGACGAGTGCGACTGCGCCATCTGCATCGTGCATCACATCCGCAAGGGCAACGGAGACGACGCCACCGTGGACAGCGTGCGAGGCGCGGGCGCGCTGATCGGTGCGGCCCGGTCGGCGAGGGTCATCAACCGCATGACCGAGGACGAGGCTGTGCGGCTCGGGATCGACCCGTCGGAGGCCAGATCGATTTTTAGGGTAGATGATGCCAAAGCCAATCTCGCCCCGCCCGCCGCCGTGGCCGTCTACCGCAAGATGGTGGGCGTTCAAATCGCCAACGGTGAGTGGGTCGGGGTCTGCACGCCATACAAGCTGCCAGACGCATTCGAGGGCGTCAGCGGCAAGGATGCGCGCGTCATCCAGCGGCTGGTTGGCAACGCGAGGGACGCTGGCAATCCGTACAAAGAAAGCTCGCAGTCGGCCAACTGGGTGGGCGTGGCCGTCGCCGATTTGATCGATATCGACATCAGCGACAAGGCCGGGCGGACCAAGGTCAACACCATCATCAAGACGTGGATCAAGACCAACGTGCTGGCCGTCGAGCGTGTCGTGGACAGCAAGAAGGGGCGAGAGGTGGCGATCATCGTGCCGGGCGACTGGATCAGCCACGATGAGGTGTGACGCAAAATAGTTGATCGTCTGTGCATTTTGCTGTTGCATCGTACGTAGCAGCCTGTATGTTGGTCCTACGAACTAGCAAACAAGGATCTACCAAATGCGCGCACCGATCATCGACACCACCCGCACCGTCACCGTCGAAAGCGATATCCTCGTCCTTCCCGGCCGCGAGATCACCGTTTGGGCCGTTGTTACCCGCTGCCCGGTCAACGGCATCTGGGCCGGAGAGTTCTACGAAACCCGCGCAGAGGCGCAGGCCGAGCTTGACGCGATGTTCGCCTAATCTACCCACCAGCAAACAGGAGATGACCATGACCAACTACCAGACCCCGACCGCCGAGACCTACGAAAACCTCGACAAGGCTTTCAACCACTTCAACAACACGCTGTTCGACAACCGCCTGCCGTCGGTCTTGTTCACGCTGACCCGTAAGCGTGGCGCGCACGGCTACTTCTGGGCGGAGCAGTTCAAGCACCGCGAAGACGGCGACCGCACGCATGAGATCGCCCTGAACCCCGAGAGCATGGAGCGCACGCTGGACGCCGTCCTGTCCACGCTGGTGCATGAGATGACCCACCTTGAGCAGGAAGAGTACGGCCAGCCCGGCAAGAGCGGCTTCCACAACATGGAGTGGGTCGGCCTGATGGAGCGCGTGGGCCTGATCCCCAGCGACAACGGCCAGCCCGGCGGCAAGCAGACTGGCCGCAAGATGACGCACTACGTCGAAGAGGGTGGCCGCTTCCAGACATCCCTGAACGCCCTGCTGGCCGACGGCTTCACGCTCCCGTACTTCACGCAGCCCAAGGCGGCCGCCGAGAGGAAGAAGGACATGAGTAAGGTCAAATTCACTTGTCCCTGCTGCAACGACAAGGCGTGGGCCAAGTCCACCATGCGGCTGGTTTGCGGCGACTGCAATGAAGAGATGGCCGCCGATCTGTGACCCTTCCCACCACCACGTTGCCGCTAGGCTGCGTGGTGGTGGTTGACGCGAGCATATCTTCTGCAGTATTGGGGTGGGGCGTGCCGATGCGAACGGCGCGCCCCTTTATCGCAACCAGCACGGAGGTCGCAATGATCGACAGTTTAATCTCGCCAGCCCTCGGCGGCAACAAGTCACTCAAATCAAAGCTGGAGGGCGTCAGGCTGCAGATCGTAGCCCTTCGGGCCGTAGAGGCGCAGATTGAGGCGTGGCTTCTGGAGGAGCAGCAGGCCAAGGATGCCGCCGAGAGGAAGAAGGCCGTCAAGCTGGGCGGGTATCACATCCAGCTTATCGCGAACATGATCTCACTCGAGGGCATGAACAGGGCGTCCCCCCAGTCACAGGAGTGGGCCGGGCTGGCCGTAATCAAAGCGATGAGAGACGGAGAGGACGCCCCGACCGTGCAGTACGCTAAGCACGCCATCGAACACCTGCTCAAGATCGGCGCGATCAAGCGGGCCGCTGTTATGGACCCGAAGCGGGGCCGGGAGGTGCCGATATATGAGGTCGGTGACATCCCCAGTGTGCTTCGCAGGGTGGGGATTTAGTGGGGAAGGGTGGGGAGGTATGCACTCATGGGTTGCATATCAATCTCGAAGCGCACAACCAGAACATCACCCCAAGCTGTTTTTTTCGAAATTTCCTACGGAAATTTATACCCGCTTGGGGTCGCATGTCAACCCAGCAAAAATCGCTTCGCGCGTTTTTTTTGTTGGTGGGGTGTGACTGGTTAAATGGTGTTGGATTGGGTGTGGGCAGTGAGTGTTAAGCGATGCTGTCCACCCCACCCGCGTCGGTCGGGCTGCGCCCTCCGCCGCAAGTGGGGTTCGAGCGTCTTGATGCGGCGAACGATGGCTGGAGCAGGTTGAGGAGATGAGGACGATGGCACAGATGCCGAGACGCCAAAAAAAAGAAGACCGCATGCTGCACAAGGGTGCGACGGCTGATGAGATCAGGTGCGACTTGTCGTTGGCACCGCTTGAGATGGCGGTGGCTGGTGCTGACAAGGTGTGGGGCGTGGACCGTTTGCCCGAGCTGGTCTCGGTCGAGAGCGCGGCGAAGTGGGGCAAGGCGATGGCTGGCCTGAATGGCGCGCTGGATGCCAAGGATCCAGACAAGGTCAAGTTCTGGGTGGAGGTGTGCTTGCGCGGGCTGCAGGCGATGGACGCCGAGGCAACGGCGGCTGGCGTGCCTGTCGCGGACCCGATGATCTGGGAGTACGAATACGAGGGCACTACGTTTGGCATCATTGAGGATGGGCGAGAGTGGCCAGCCGCGTATGCCAAGCGGCCCGGCATCGCGATCCACAGCATGCGGGAAGTGGCGGTGGCACTGCATGAGCATCGCAACGGATTGGTCAACGCGGTAAAGCTCGCGTTTCCCGGGGCCGAGGTGAAGCGTGTACGCAGCAAGCCCGAGGGTTTAGATGATGACCTGAGCTTCATGGAGGACTTCTGATGGTGGAGACGTACAACATCACGGGCGAGGCGAAGTCAGATGCCTTGTTCATCGCGTTAGAGGGCTGCCAGAAGGGTGATCGTGTGATTTACCATGTCGGGCCTCACTGCGGCGGAGTTCATCGTTTCTCGGCCCTCTCCGCGAGCGATAGGGGCATATGCTTGCTCTTCTGCAAGCGGGTGGGTGACGGGGTGTTTGCGTATCTGGCGGTGAAGAGGTAAGCTGATGTCACTCCCAGTTGGAAGACGCCTCGACTTGGCCCGGCATTCGTGTCGGGCTTTCTTTTGGCGTGAAAGCGGGCCGTGGAGAGCGATTGGCGGCTGTCGGCTATCTTGTCTCGGAAATGGGCGAGATCGCGCTGCGAGGGGCCTCTGACGCGATGCTGGCGGTGGCTAGAGGGCCGCACAAGGCACGCCGCCTCGCGCGCGGGCGGCCGGGCGGGGCGCATGGGGTATCCTGATACCTCATCGATGCAAAGTACGATGCACTCATCTGGACTTATTGGACCGATATCGGACCGCATAATGTTATCGCTGAGACGACGTATCGCTAACCCATTGATAACACACGCTTATGCACCAAGCTGCATATGACATAATGGAGATTATGCGAATTTTTGTTATCGGAGGGTCAATTCGCCGGGAAATCGCCGAGGCCCCCCCCGGTGGAGGGGGTTAACCGGGGGCGGCTGCTTATGCAGCCCCACACACATCCTCACCCCAGTTCACACAAAGCCAACCCAATCCAACCCCCCACCCCAACATAATTTCAACCGCCTTGAAAAATTTTTCAAAAATCTGCTAGAAAAGCCAACAGGGCCGAGGAGGGCACGATGGCAGGCAAAGCGTTACGCAAAAAGCTGCTCGCAGAGATCGACACGCGCGGCGGCCCGGAGTGGCTGCAGGATTACATCGCCGAGGGCGGCAAGATATCCGATCTGGCGACAGAGTTGGGCTGCAGCAGGTCATACCTGAGCCGCCACCTGAACGCGCATCCCGACTACAAGGCCGTCATTGTCGAAGCGCGCAGCGAGTACGCCGACAAGCTGGCGGACGAGGCGCTGGACATCGCCGACGGCATGGCCGAGATCGGCAACATCACGCGGGAGCAGGTGGCGGTGGCCAAGGAGCGCATCGACGTTCGCAAGTGGCTGGCGTCGGTCAACGACCCGTCACGCTTCCGGCAGAACAACGGCGGCCCGACGGTGAACATCAACGTCAACCAGTTGCATCTGGAGGCGCTGAAGAAGCACCGCGACGGCGGCACCACGATTGAGGGGAGCATCGTCGATGGCGAGTGATAACGTGGCCGCCTTCCCGTCGCCGGATGATATGACGACGCCGGATCTGGCGTTGATAGAGGCTCGGGAGCGCGGGCTGACGTCCGTGTTCATTCTGGGATACACGCCCGAGGGCACGCTGTATGTTCGCAGTTCCGGGGACATGACACGCAGAGAGGCGCTTTGGATGATAGAGAACGCGAAGGCGCAGATCTTGTTCGGTGAAGACGAGTGAGCGCGCAGAACCCCTTCGAGGAGATGATTGTAAGGTACGGTACAACCGAGGACGGGCCGGGGTTGTTCGTGCGCGAGATCCTCGGCGCGGAGCCGGAGCCGTATCAGGACGATCTCTTGAGGGCCGTCGGCCGTGGGGAGCGCAAGATCTCGGTCAGGTCGGGCCACGGGACGGGCAAGTCAACGTCGCTGAGTTGGTCCATGCTCTGGTTCGTGTTGTTCCGCTTCCCGAACAAGGTCGTGGTGACGGCACCCACGACGGCCCAGTTGTACGACGCGCTGTTCGCGGAATTGAAACGCTGGATCAACGAGCTTCCCGAGGCGCTGAAGGTGCTTTTGGAGACGAAGACCGACCGCGTGGAGTTGATCGCGGCGGCCAGCGAGGCTTTCATTTCCGCACGCACCAGCCGGGCCGAGCAGCCCGAAGCACTGGCAGGCGTCCACAGCGACAACGTCATGCTGGTGGTGGACGAGGCCAGCGGTGTGCCCGAGCAGGTCTTCGAGGCTGCCTCTGGTTCGATGTCGGGCCACAGCGCCGTGACGATTTTGGCCGGGAACCCGACGCGTACCAGCGGCACGTTCTTCGAGACGCACAATCGGTTGTCGCAGCACTGGCTGACGCTGCACTGGTCCTGCATCGACAGCAAGCGCGTGTCCAAAGAGTTCGTGGAAGAGATGAAGACCCGGTACGGCGAGGACAGCAACGCCTACCGCATCCGCGTCTTGGGCGAGTTCCCCCTCGGCGACGATGATACCATCATCCCCCTGCATTTGGCCGAGGCGGCAGTCGAGCGGGACGTGGTCGTCTCGCAGAACGTCCGCCCGATCTGGTCGCTGGACGTCGCCCGCTTCGGCAGCGATAGGACCGTGCTTGTGCGTCGTACGGGCAACGTCATCACGGATATCGAAGCGTGGCAGGGGCTGGATCTCATGGCCACCACGGGCCGCGTGAAGGCGTATTATGATGCTTTGATGCCCAACCAGCGGCCCGTGGAGATATTGGTGGACAGCATCGGCCTCGGGTCGGGCGTCGTGGACCGCATGCGCGAATTGGGCATGCCCGTGCGCGGGATCAACGTCAGCGAGGCCCCCGCCTTCGGCAACACCTACACCAACCTGCGGACGGAGTTGATCTTCCGCGTGCGTGGCTGGCTGGAGCAGCGCACGGCCAGACTTCCGAAAAATCCGGCGCTTTTATCGGAATTGACGTCGATCAGGTACAGCTTCGGATCGACGGGTAAGGTGAAGGCCGAGAGCAAGGACGACATGCGTCGCCGTGGGCTACGGTCTCCCGACTTGGCCGACGCCGTGTTCCTCAGTTTTGCCGGGGACGCCGCGACGGCCTTGGGCACGCCGACGGGCAACTGGAGCCAGCCGATCCGGCGCAGGCTGAAGGGCGTGGCGTGATATAGCCAAAGGCGCGTCGATCTGGTAGCATGCCGCGAAACGCGGAGGCGAGCATGCAGGATAAACGCTTTTTGGGTCTTATGGACATGATCGACGGCGGCGGCATGGGTCGCGCCGGGTCGGAGTTCGAGGGCGGCCCGCTGTCGGGATTGCTGAATGCTCTGGGCATCCGCCCGCAGGGGTACGCGGCACGCATGGAAGCGGAGGAGATGCCTCGGTATCTGGCTGGCCCGGCACCGATGACGCGCCCGGAATACATGCCGATGGCAGGGCCTGCGCCGACGTATAACCCATACGCACCAATCGAGACCACCACCCTGCCGCCGATGGGCCAGATGTCCGACAAGGCCCTGATGCAGATGGTCTATGAGGCCATCCAGCGGTCGCAATCGGGAGCGCGTCGCTGATGGCCGACCAGTTCGACCTGAAGGCGCTCTTGGACGCCCTGATCTACGCCGAGAGCGGCGGGGATCCGATGGCCGTCTCCAAGAAGGGCGCGGCTGGTCTGACGCAACTTATGCCGGAGACGGCCATGAACCCGCGCGACGACGTCAGGAACGTCTTCGACCGCGCGATGGAGCGTGGCTACCCTGTCACCGAGCGCACGCCTGCGGCGGCTCAGGGCCTGCTGTTTGAGCCTGACTTGAGCTACCTGATGGGCGACGATTACCTGCGTGCCATGCTGGACCTGACGGGCGGCGACATGGACCGCGCGCTGGCGGCCTACAACTGGGGTCCGACCAACGCCCTGAAGTGGAACGGCAAGTTCGAGGATCTGCCCGAGCAGTCTCGGGACTACATCCCCAAGATCCGCGCCAAATACGAAGAGTTGACCGGGTCGGCTCTCCCGGCGACTGGAACCTACGGCACGCAGCGCGTGACGTCACCGAGACCCCAGCGGCGGCCTATGGGCCTGCTGGCGATGCAGTAAGAGGCGAATATGGCGATTGTAGACGAAGCGGCAAAAACCCTCGGCCTCATCATTAGCGGCGGGAAAAAAGCGACAAAGGGCGCGAAAAAGGCGGCGTCTCCGCTGAAAGGCGTGAAGTCCGGCGCTGAGCTTGACCTCAGCGGCATGAAGATCCCGCCAGCGCGTCAAGGCCCGCTTGCGGTCGATAGCACGCTCGGCCTGCCGGAAGACATGCAGATGCCAGTGACATTCGGCGGCAAAGACGTCGCTGACTTTGAGCCTGAAGATTTTGGCAGGTTTGGTCGGCAGTATGGCGTGGAAAATCTCGGCCCTATGTCGAGCGAGCAGTGGCGCAAGAATTTGCAAACTGTAAAGACGGCTGGCGGTCGCGATGTGACGATACCCGGCGGCGACGCGCCGTTCACTTATTACGATTTGCTGCACCTGAAATCGCAAGGCATCAACCCTAATGACCTCCCGCCAGAGCTTCATCGCTCCATCCACAACCGCATGGTGGCGGCAATGGGTCAGGGGCCGCTGTCGGATGAGCGGATCACCAACCAGTTGCTGTTTGGCCTGATTTCGCCGAACCAGCCTTTGACGCCCAATGAGCTTGCGTTGCAGCGGGCTATGGTGAAGGGGCCGCAGGATCTCAAAGCGTGGAACGAGATGGTCCCGTATGATTACAGCGGGACTGTTCCAGACATCAAAGACCGCCAAGCGATGTCGCGCGATATCAGCAGCCGTCTCGGCCTGCATGCAGCCGAGCGCGGCGGTCTTGGCGCATCTGGCTCTGCAAATTACACCGATCTTGCCGAAATGACGCAGAAGATGCGTGATCGCCCAGATTTTTACCGCTTCGACCCGGCGGACAACACGATGGGCGGCATGTCGGACAGTGAAAAGTGGGCGACATTTGTGACGCGCGTGATGAACGAGACGCGCGGACTGAAGGCCAAGACGGGATCCCTTGGCACTGTGTGGCAGGATCCTGAAAATGCTGCGATCTCGGCCATCGACCGCCACATGGCTACACTTTTCCGCAATGACATGTTCCCAGACCCGCAAACGCAGGCCGACTGGGAGCAAAACCTGATCGGGAAGTACAACATGGAGCGCCCGGATGCGAAGGTCTCCACCATCGACGAGCTTCAGGCAGCGCCGGGCGGGCGCGGCATGTTTGTTGATGCCGCCCTTGCCTATGTGAACAATCTGCCATCGGCAAAAACCCGCGTCAAAAAGACGGGTGAGTTCAACGAGCGCATCCCAGAGGCTATTCGCGAGACAAATTGGATCAGCGGCGAGCCGACGGATATGGAAATGATCCAAGGCCCTTACGTCAGGGCGCTTGAGGCCAACCAAGCCCGCGCATCGCAGGATGGGCAGGGGCTGTTCTCAAGCCAGTGGATGCTGTGGGACCGCATCAGAAACCGCCTTGAGCCGCATGAGGTTCTGTTCCCCGGTCTCGAAAAGCTGCCGCGCATGAACATGGACCAAATGCGCCGCGTGCGTCAGGACCATTCAGATGCTGGCTATATGGCCGCCGAAGGGACCGTGCGACCGATCCCGAGCGCGTCACGCGCAGCGTATTTTACTCTTGCCCCCGGTGCAGGTCTTGGCCTTTTGGGCATGACGCCAGAAGAGGAAAACGCTATGAAGCCGGGGCCGCGCAAGGGCAAGAAGCCGGGGGCTTAAATGGACAAGGCAACGCTTGAGATCATAAACAACGTCCCGTATGCCGTCCTGTCTGACGGGCGGAAGGTCAAGTACGCTGACATCATGGCGTACAACAACCCCGGCATGCAGTACGACGACGTGACGCTGGATGTGATCGCCGCCACCCCCGCGTCGGCAGAGGCCGGGATGATGCCGGGCGGAGAGGCTGCCCCGGACACCTTCGGCGACACGACCTCACGCATGGCCAGCCCGTATTTCGAGACTGCCGCAGATCTGGCATCTACCGCCGGGCGCAGGCCGACCTACTTTCAGAACCCCCTCATGCAGGGGCTGGAGCGCACCGGGCAATACATCGGCGACATGGGCTTGGCGGGCGTGAACGCGGCTATGGGCGGTGTCTACGGCGGCGCTGGCTTGCTGGGCGAGGCTTTCGGCGGCGACACGCAGAATGAGCGCCGTCTGGCCCGAGATCTGGCGGCCATGTTCGACGTGGCAGGCCCCGCGCCTGAAGGGCGTGCGCTCGGGCTGCTGACGGATGCTGCGATGACGGGCAGGATGGCTCCGTCGCGGGGTGAGTTCTTGGCCGACGAGAGTGGGGCGCTGAAGCTCCTCCACAGTTCACCGCACGACTTCGACCGTTTTAGCATGAGCCAGATCGGCACAGGCGAGGGCGCTCAGGCTTACGGGCACGGTTTGTACTTCGCCGAAAGCCCAAGCGTTAGCGGGCGCGGTGGGGATTACTGGCGGCAATTCTTCAACAAAATGCCATCTGGGCCAGAGCGAACAGCCACGGGCGCGATGTACGCCAACAGATTTGATCCAGAAAAGGCTGCGTCTCAGCTTGAAGCAAACGTCCGATATCACGCTGATCGCGCGCAGCCCGGCAGATACGGTGATGGGCCGGAAATTGAAGAAGGCAATCGGCTTCTCGCCGAAGAAACCCAACGGGCTTTGGACATGATTAAGTCTGGCCAGATTGTTGGCCCCCGCACCTATGAGGTCAGCGTCAACGCCAACCCAGAAGACTTTTTGGATTGGGACAGGCTCTTGAGCGAGCAGCCCGAGGTAGCGCGCCGGATTGGGTATTCGGATGCGGCTCGCATCGCGGCAGACAGAAAAAAACTTTATGGCCAATTCTCTGCGCCAAAATCCACAGAGTTCGAGGATTTGTTTGGCCCCCTTTCCGCTCAGGAAAAAGCGGCTGCAGAGCAGTTGTCGGCAATGCCCGAACCGTGGAACCAAATGACCGGGAAAGATGCTTGGTTTAGGGCTTCAAAGCGCAAATACGTTGTTGAGGGGCCGGATGGCAGATTGGGTCCGGGCGCTGACACATACGAAGAGGCTGTGAAAGTGGCTGGTGGTGACCCGAACAAGGTTCGCACAATTTCCGACCCCGCAGCCCCGGCGCGTGCTGAATTTATGCGGGAGGCTGGCGTGCCCGGCATCCGCTACCTCGACGCAGGATCGCGCAACGTGGGCGACGGCTCTCGCAACTACGTCGTCTTCGACGAGAACCTCATCAACATCGTCCGCAAATACGGCGTCGCGGGCGCGGCGGCCATGCTCGGCGTCAGCGCCTTGGACGTGGAACAGGCGATGGCACAGGGTCAACAGCGGCCGCAGGGCTTGCTTTCAATGGGAGCGCAATGATGCCACTGAAAAAGGGATCGTCCGCGAAAACAATTTCTGCTAACATCCGCGCCGAGATGAAGGCGGGCAAGCCGCAGAAGCAGGCCGTGGCCATCGCGCTGAGTAAAGCCGGGAAGGCCAAGAAGGGCAAGAAATGACCATTGCAACGTACTCTGACCTGCAATCGTCCGTCGCGGACTTCCTGAACCGGGAAGACCTGACGTCGGCCATCCCGACCTTCATCAAGCTGGCCGAGGCCCGCATCAGCCGGGATCTGCGCCACTGGCGCATGGAAACCCGCTCGACGGCCGAACTGGACACGCAGTACAGCGCGATCCCTGCTGACTTCCTGCAGCCCATCCGCCTGCAGATCACCGACGCGCCGACGGTCGAGGTGTCGCCGATCAGCACGGCGCAGATGCTGCAACTGCGAACCGACCGCAACGACCGCGTCGGCCGCCCGACGAACTACGCGCTGACGGCTGGCGGGATCGAACTGTATCCGACCCCGGATTTGACCTACAACGCCTCGCTGGTGTACTATGCACGCGTGCCGACGCTGTCGGTCAGCAACACGACAAACTGGCTCTTGACTGAGGCCCCCGACGTCTACCTGTACGGCGCGCTGGTTCACTCCGCACCCTACCTGAAGGACGACGCCCGCATTCAGGTCTGGGAGGCTCTGCTCGCGCAGGGCATCAACAATTTGAACACAAGCTCGGCTGATGCCAAATACGGCGGATCTGGCTTGGTAATGAGAACCAAACGAGGTGCGCCATGAGCTTTACCAACGACCTTGAGACCCGCGTGCTTCAGTGGGCCTTGACCAACGGATCCCCGACCCGCCCGACGGCGTGGTACGTCGGCCTGTTCACGGCGGCCCCCGGCGAGGCTGGCGGCGGCACCGAGATCTCGGGCAGCGGTTACGCTCGTCAGGCTGTGACGTTCACGGTCAGCGGCAACTTGGCGACCAACAACGCCGCCATCGAATGGCCGACGGCGACTGGTAGCTGGGGCACGATCACGCATGTGGCAGTCTTCGACGCGCTGACGACTGGCAACATGCTGGTCTACGCCACGCTGACCGCGTCGAAGTCGATCTCGACTGGCGACGTCCTCCGCATCCCGTCGGGCGACCTTGACGTCACGCTGAACTAATGGCCGTTTACCGCACCGGGTACGGGACAGGGGCTTACGGCGTCCGAGCTTACGGCTTGGACGGCGCAATCCTTGACGCGTCCGCTGCGGTATCGGTTACCTCTGCCAGCACCGTCTCTGCCGTTGCCCTGCGCGAGGTCAGCGCGGCTGCCAGCGCGGCCAGCGCGGTGTCGGCCAGCGCCGTTCGTATTGCCGAAGCCAGCGCGACCGCGTCAACCTCGTCGGCGGCCTCTGCGGCTGTCTTCAGCGTCCTGTCGGCATCTGCGTCCGCCTCGGTGGCATCAGACGCCAGCGCGTCGGCGCGGCGCATCCAGCAGCCGTCTGCCAGCGTGTCTGTGGGCAGCGCGATGTCTGCGGACGCCCAGCGCATCCAGCAGCCCAGCGCGACATCTGTGGCCGAAAGCGACACCACGGCGCGCATGGAGACGATCTACGAGATCACTGCGCTGGCTGAGATCTTGTCCGACGCGACAGTATCCGTCGAGCGCATTTTCGCCGCTAGTGCAATCGCCTCAGTTTCTGCTATAGTCTCGGCCAACGCCATCTTTAAGTGGAATGGCAACACGCCGCAGGCCGAGACTTGGACGGGGCAAAGTGCTGGATCTAGCGACTGGACCCAGCAGGACGCATCCGACGAAACTTGGACGCCACAAAACGCGGCGGCAGAAGATTGGACACCAGCGGCAGGCCTGAGTGGGTCTTGGTCGCAAGCAGCTTGAAGGTGACGCATGGCAGATACGACCACCACTAACTTCGGCCTGACGAAGCCGGAGGTCGGCGCGTCCGAAGACACTTGGGGCACCAAGATCAACACAGATCTTGACGCTGTTGACGCGCTCCTTGGCGGCACTGGCGCGCAGAAAGCCAAACCGAACCTTGAAGGCGGGCTGTGGAAGATCGACGGTACGGCGGTAACGTCGTCTGCGGCTGAGTTGAACATCTTGGATGGCGTGACAGCCACGGCTTCTGAGTTGAACATCTTGGATGGCGTCACGGCAACGACTGCTGAGTTGAACATCTTGGACGGCGTGACCGCCACTGCTTCCGAGTTGAACTATCTGGACATCACGACCCTCGGCGTGGCTCAAGCGTCGAAGGCACTGACTGTTGCAGCCAACGGCACGATCACGTTCAGCGGGTCAACCGGGACTTCTGGTCAGGTTCTGACTTCTGCCGGATCAAGCGCCACTCCGACTTGGGCAACCGCAATCCCGGCAGGCGCGGTAATGACATTTGCCATGAACACCGCCCCTACTGGCTGGCTCAAGGCTAACGGCGCAGCAGTTTCCCGCACTACTTATGCTGCTCTGTTCGCGGCCATCAACACCACATTTGGCGCTGGTGACGGATCGACTACGTTTAACCTGCCTGATCTTCGTGGTCGTTTTACTCGTAACTGGGCGGACGACGGCAGCATTGACAGCGGACGCGCCTTCGGCTCCACGCAAACTGACGCATTCCAAGGCCACTGGCACGGCATCCAAACGTCTCCGACTGTGTACCAAGTCGGTTGGGATGGCGGTGGCGGCGCTGGTTCCGGGAACTTGCGCGCTGATGGTGGGCCGTCAACTCCATACCCATACGCGACTTACATGGTGAGCGATGGCGTAAACGGCACACCACGCACCGCATCGGAAACTCGTCCGACCAACCTCGCCCTTCTGGCCTGCATCAAGTTCTGAGGTGAACTATGAAAGTCTTTCAAACTGACCACGAAGGCTTCCTTGTGGGCGAGGCCATTGCTGACCCAGACCCCTTAGACAATGGCAACTGGTTGATACCTGGAGGGTGCGTAAAGAACGAACCTCCTGCGCTTTCTAATGGGCAGCGCGCGCAGTTTGTTGATGGCGCTTGGGTTGTTATTGACCCTGAGCCTGCGCCCGAGCCTGAGCATGAGCTACCGCCGACTAAAGAGAAGATTGAACAGACGCGGCGCGACGCCTACGCCCAAGAAGCCGATCCCGTGTTCTTCATGTCGCAGCGCGGAGAGGCTACCGAGGCAGATTGGCTGGCAAAGATAGTTGAGATCAAGGTCCGCTATCCGTACCCTGCGGAATAACCCATGACCACTGAGATGCTCTGGAGCCTCGGCCTTAGCGCAGCACTCGGCCTGATCGGCTGGGTGCTGAAAAATCACGTCGAAGAAGTGAAGCGTCTGCAGATCCTGCTTAACCGCACACGCGAGGAGGTGGCGGTCAACTACGTCACCAAGACCGACGTTGCTGCCAGCATCAATATGCTCGTCGCCCGCATCGACAACCTAGACCGCAAGATTGACGACATCCTGAGAAGTTTAGCAAAGTGAAAGTGCTGCTGATCTGGGTGGGGTACACTCACCTGTGGATCGACGGGCGCATGGTATTTGTCAAGATTTGCAGGTATACTGCGGACATAGCACTGGCGGTTCGACCGCTTGATCTCTGCCCGCCCTTCTGGAGCCTGTGATGTTTGACCCAGTTTCAATCAGCATGGCCATCAGCGTTGGTGGCAAGGCCTTCAGCCTGCTGAAGCAGGGCATCGCCGCTGGCCGCGAAATCCAAGACATGGCGTCTCAACTGTCTGAATGGGGCAAGGCCGTGTCTGACATTGCCTACGCGGCTGAGAAAGCCAACGAGCCGCCGGGCGTGTTCCAAACGCTGTTTGGCGGCGGCAACCAGAAGAGTGCCATCGACATCTTCGCCGCCCAGAAGCAGTGCGAACAGCAGCGCAAAGAACTGCGCCAGCTTATCAGCTACACCTACGGCAACGACGCTTGGCTGGATTTCCAGAACATAGAGCGCAGGGTTCGGGAGCAGCAAAGAGAACAGGTTTACCGCCGCCGCGAGATCATCGAGTCGATCATGGAATTTTTACTGTGGTCTGGTATAATCTTAGTGACCGTGGCGCTGTCTGGCGTCGGCCTGTATCTGTGGGGCCGCTATTTGGGGAGGTGGTAGGATGCGCGAGAAGCTAACTTGGCTTGCCTTCGTTGCAGGCATTTTCGCCATACTCTGGCTAAGTGGTGACGGATTTTATCGTTACCCGTGCCAATCGCCCCAGCTTTTTGACGCGGTTGAATGCAATCCTCCGCTTTGCCTTCGCACAAGAAACTGTGCGTCCGATCTGACAGGAGTTTCGGAATGAGCAAGAACGATCCCGATTTTATGGAAGCCAAGCTGCGCTACTTCATCGGCGTGGCGCTGACCTGCACTCTGGGCGGCATCGTGTTCTTCACGCTTTACGCGCTGATCTTCGTCACCCAGCCGCTGGGCGAGAGCAGCGAAAACGACCGCGCACTGTTTTCGATCCTCACGCCAATCGCCTCGTTTCTGGTGGGTGCCTTGGGTGGCGTGCTGTCGGCAGGAAGCAACCGCAACAAGGCTGGCAGTGAGCCGTCTTCACAGGAGCCGAGAGAATGATCGGACGCATGATTGGAATGTTCGTTGGCCGCAAGGCTAAGGCCAAGATGGTCGATGCCGTGCTGGACAAAGTGGACTTGCCCGACCCGGTCGAGACTGCCATCAAGGTGGCCGCCACGGGCAACGTCGGCGATCTTCTCGGCGGCATGGGCAAGGAGATGGCCAAAGAGGCTGTGCTTGACGCCATCATTCGAAAGCGGGGGAAGAAGAAATGAGCCTGCTGACCGAAGCCCAACTGGCGATCATGATCCCCACGAACAAAGAGGTCGGTGAATGGTGCGCGGCCCTCAATGAGATGCTGCCCAAGTACGGCATCACCACCGACAAGCGCATCGCTGCGTTTGTCAGCCAGTGCGCCCATGAAAGCATGGACTTCCGGGTGCTGGAGGAGGCGCTTTCGTACAAGACAGAAACCCTTTTGAAGGTGTTTCCGCGCTACTTTGGCCCCGGAAAAGAGAACCCAGACGAGTATGCAAGGAACCCCCAGAAGCTGGCAAATTACGTTTACATGGACAAGAACCGCTCTAAGGGCGGCGCTTTAGGCAATGTGAAGGAAAATGACGGCTGGGCCATGAGAGGAAAAGGTCTGAAACAAGTTACTGGGCGTGCGAACCATGAAGCCTTCGGAAAGACAGTTGGCATGACTGCCGAGGAGGCCGCCGAGTATCTGATGACCAAGAAGGGCGCACTCGAAAGCGCACTGTGGTTCTGGGGCAGCCGCAATCTTAACGAGGTGGCCGACACGGGCGACGTGGTCCGACTGACCAAGATCATCAACGGCGGCGACATTGGCTTGGCTGACCGTCAGGCGCGCTATGCCAAGGCTATGGCGGCATTGGGTGGCAAGATCGACACCAGTGCGCCTGCCGCCGCTCCTGCGGCCTCTACGGGCGTCCTGCGCGTTGGCTCCAAGGGTCACGATGTAAAGCGGATGCAGGTGGCGCTCAGGATCACTGCTGACGGCGACTTTGGCCCCGGCACGGAGGCTGCGCTGAAGAAGTGGCAGTCGGCCAACGGCCTAACCCCTGATGGCGTGGCGGGTCCGAAGACATTGGCGAAGTTGCTCGCGTAATGTAGTATGCGCGCAACAGGAGATTGCCATGCCGCTCATCCCGCTCCAAATCCCGCCCGGCGTTTATCGCAACGGGACCGAGTATCAGGCCAGC